GTTGCCTTTTTTATAGTTAACTTTGTTGGGTATTAACAAAGTTATTGCTTTCTCCATAGTTTTCTTGATGATAGATGCTTTTTTTTCACTGTCAATTGATAAACATAGCTCATCATGAATTTGTATATGTGGTACAATACCTTTTTCATATAATAACACCATTGCCTTTTTTGTCATATCTGCCGCTGATCCTTGTATCAATCTGTTTAAAGCTTTATAAGTAAAGGCAGCAGTGAAGTAATTAGTAAAGTATTGCTCCCTTTGCTTTTCTGTGTGTTCCTCTATTTTTTTCTTAGACTTTGAATTAAATAATTTTTTAAACTCTTTGTCTGCTTGTTCTTTGGTTAAGAGTCTAGGAGTTATCCACTCTCCTTGATAAGAAATTGTACCCTCTTTGTTTTTAATTTCTTTAGCTTCAGGATCCCACTCTTTAAATTTACGTTCATTATTATCCCACTTTTTGTTAACATTTTCATATTTATCAAACCTACAAAACCTATCTTCAAGAGTGAAAATTAATTTGTTATCCTTAGCAAAATATATTAGATTATCTGATAATTCTTTAACAAAAGGAACTTTTTCATGATAAGTATCAAATAATTTTTTTGCTTGAGCTTTATCTAGATGAAGTTCTTGTTGTAATTTACCTTTACCCATACCGTAGAATAAACCAAGATTAATAGTTTTAGCTTGTTCTCTTGGTATGTTTGCCATTTCAGCTACAATTTTATGAAAGTCTGCTTTATTATTATTAAATTTATCTCCTAGTTCTTTTGTTTCTGATAGTTTATGTTTGATAGCGTAATGAACAACAATTCTTGGTTCTTGTTGCGAGTAGTCAAAACTACCCCACTTGTGCCCATCTTCAGGTATAAATAACTCTCTCATTTTTTTACCCATATATCCTTTCGCTGGAATCTGTTGTAAGTTTGGATTGCTCATAGAAAATCTTCCGGTGACCGTCCCTCCTTGATCAGATCTAATCTGATTTATATCTGCATGTATTCTTCCATTATGAATGTATCCTTTTAATCCTTCAATAAAAGTATTTACAGCTTTGTCAGCTTCTCGGGCTTTCGACACCATTCTTAAAAATCTATTTGAATGTGTTTTTAAATAATCTTTTGGAAGTTTAGGCATTCCAGATTTAGGAGTCTTTTCATAGTTTGTTATTTTTTCATTACGTAATAAATCTTTTATAGAGTTTGCAGCCCACAATTGAAGAGTTACTCCAGTATGTTTTTTTATTATATTTAAAAGATTGTCTCTTCTAAATTTTAATTTTTCTCCAAGACTTTCAAGTTTTTGGGTATCTATTCTAACTCCATTTTCTTTCATTTCAACTAAACAAGGAAATAATCTTGTTTCTAACTCAAAAATCTTTCTACAAGTTTTTTTTTCTTCATGTACTTTACCGTTTTTATCTTTAATTTTTTTAATGTATAATACTTCGTCTAATTTTTTATCAAACAACTCCCATAATCTTAAAGTTAAATTAACGTCTTGTTTGGCATATTCTTTTACTACTTTAGATGGTAGTTTGTGCATGTTAGACATAGGATCTTTTTGCATACCATTTGACCATGTAAAAGTTTTTTCTTGCAGATCATATTTATATTTACTGTCGTGAAGATAGTCTTTAGATAAATTATCTAACGAATATTTAAATCTATTTTCATCAATTACAGACGCGGCAATCATCGTATCAACAATACGACCTTTTATTTTCTTACTGGTGACTGCTTGAAGCCAACAAACATCATATATTGCATTATGAAATACTTTTGTAATGTTTTCATTCTGTAAAAGTTTTTTATTTATTTGATTCCAAAACTCTTCAAGTTCTTCTCCTTCCACAGTAGTGTCAGAGTGATTTAATGGAAAATAAACCGTGTCTTTACCTGTTGCAACAGCAACTCCAGTTATAAAACCATCACCTTTTATTGCACCTGACCCTTTTGTTTTTAAGTTAGGATCATATGTTTCTATATCAATAGCTACTGTATCTATACCTTTTAGATCTAAATCTTCTGGAGTATTACACATCATTTATTTCCCATGAGTTTGGTTTTTCTTTGTCAGGATAATCTCTTTCTATTGCCATCTGACAGTAATGAATTGCTTTTTCTAAATCTTTCTTTTGTCCTTTCTGCTTGTGTCTACATAAATATTTTATAGCGTTGCCTTCGGCAAAGGGCAAATTATTTTTATTGATAAATTCTGAAGGTTGTATAATCATGTTTTTATAATGATCTCCTCCAATTTGTTTTTTATAAACATCACTCATTATTCTAAATAATATCTTCTGTTATCTTGTATTCCAGCCAAAGACATCTTTTCGGGAGAGGAACTACCTATGCTCCAACAATCATTCTTACCTCTGCTATAAGCCGTGTAAGCTAATCTTATTGGTTCATCTCCGCGTTCTGTATGATAAACTGATAAATCAACTATCACATTATCAAAAGTTAAACCTTTAACTTTGTGAATTGTGTCATGTTGGACTCTAGGCATTTTTTCTGTGTCCATCCGATTAGCTAAAACTTTTTTAATAAAAGGTATTTTAGGAATTAAATCTTTGTAGGTTAAAACTTCTGAAAAACTTTGACATTTTTTAGTTTCAGGAAGAATAAAATCCATATCTATTAACTCTTGAATATTGTATTCCTTATCTATTAAAGATTTGATGTGATCAATAGAACCTTTACCATGAACTTTTACTGATTTACCCATTAAAGGCCAGTAATCCATTATTTGTCTTTTTGAAACTTTGTCATTTAAAAAATTTTGCCACGTTTTAAAACACCTAAAATGTCCCCTGGAGACGTGAGGTCGGTCATTTGATACAAGTTTATAATCAATACCATTTTTTTCAAGATACTGATTGATGTGTTTATGTGTGGGATTACCTCTATAAGTAAATAAAAAAGTTTCATTTGTGTTTAATATTTTCTCAATTAAAATATCGTTTGCTATACATGATTGACCTAAACTAGGAATCCAATATGATTTTCCTATTATTTCTTTAGAATTAGGATCATGGGGGTTTTCTTTTGCTGGAGTCCAGATTCTTTCTGCATAAACACCCCATTTTTTCCAGACAGGTAATATTATCTTTTTACATATTTGATTTATAGTTCTGCCACATCTTAAACCTTCAGTAAGTTCATTGTCCTTTGACTCTTTTGTGCTTGCTAATTTATAAAAATAATTTGGATCTGATCCAGCATATTCATGAATAGTTTGATCTGCATCACCTACAAAAATAAATCTTTTTGCAAATGTAGCCGCTTTTTGCAAAGCTTTTATTTGAGGTCTGCTACAATCTTGAGCTTCGTCTACTATTAAAATATCTATATCGGTTGGAATTTCTGCATGGAAAAGAAAATTATCTATCATATCTTCAAAAGATAATTTTTTATGGTCTTCTCTAAACTTATCATATTTCGTTTTTAATTCTTTTAAAGTATGTAATTTATAAGGCTCATATCGGTGTGGATCACATACTGTCCAGTAGGCATCGAAAGTTAACTCTCTTCCATGTGCATGAGAACTAAATTCATAAAGCGGATGCTTTTCCCATGACTTGGGTTTATTCCAAAACTTCATTTCTATATTTTCACTACAAAACTTTTCATGTTCTTTTTTTTCATACTTTTGTAAACGTACATACTCTCCTCTAAAATATGAATGTATAGTACAAATCTGGTCTTCCAATTGTGAATCGGGTACATTTTTTAATTTTGGTAAATTATCAACAGCTTTTATAATTTCTTTTGCTGCGGTTCTTGTATGAGATAAAACAACTATTCTATCCCAAGGATACTTTTGTAAAAATTCACTGTAGCTATTCTTCAACCATCTATGAGTTTTACCAGTTCCTGGTGGTCCCGGTACAAACTCTGGTATTTTTTTATTATTCATCTGTTTTTCCTGCTTGATTTTCTATAACCACAGATTCTCCTTCCCAAATTATTTTTTCATTACTAATTCTGTCCCCTTGTATTTTCCAAGAAGCACAAGATTTTTCTTTGTATTTTCCATGATAGGGCTCTGCTTTTAATATGTTTTGCACTTTCATGACGAGATCAACTCTTTCCATATTGACTCTATTTTTTGCTAATTCTTTCTCAAAATTATTTAAATCAAACTCAATTGTTAAGTTTTTTGTATTGTAGTATGGAAGTTTATGTATAAAAAGCTGTTCTTTATCTGTATAAACTCCTTTCGTGTCTAAATAATCCAAAAACATTCTTTTAAATTTATAATCATCTTCTGCCTCTTTCACATAATCTTCTGATTTTTCTCTCGTGTTAAATTTAGCAATCATCATTGACTCAAATTCTTTTACTTTTTGTCTTGGGAGCCACGCACGTGCTTGATTCATCGCTGCATCATAAAATAGTTTTGGATTCATAAGAGTTGCTCCGTCAACTATTATCCTTCTCTTAAATATTTTGTCTTTTTCTGGAACATTTAAATATACATAATATCTGTTTGCTCCATACTCCACAATTTTTTCAATCATGTCGTTTGAAATTTGATTTGTCATTTCTTGAAATATTCCAACCCAATTAAACAAACCTTGTATGCTTCTATGACTATATCCTGTTAACTCTGAAATTCTATTTACACCAAACTTTTTCT